AAGGTATAAATACCTAATATTCTTTCTATATCCTGCTTGGCGTCTGCCTCATTCTTATAAAGCTCATTAGGTAAGGGTACTGGTCCGGCTACAATAGGCTGACCGAGTTCCGGATCAAATTCTATTACAGCCGTACCAGCTTTTGCCCACTCTTCCTCAAGTTGTTTTTTGTTCATGGAGCCACGAGGGATAAGCAACTTGACATTAGTAGAAGAGCTAGCATGAGCAACGATGAGAGAACGAATTTTATTAATGTATTCCTGAAGTCCTCTTACAAGCCTCACATCACTTGTAGGATAGGGATTACGATGATGACCATTCATAAAGGGCACAATCGGATAATCTTCTATTGGAAGTATAATAGAATAGAGATATTCATCTCCAACAGAGATACATTGTTTAATATTTGTATTCATTACCTTAGTAACCATGATTTTATCACTATCAATTAAGATACCTTTATCAATAATATCTATACTGACAGTACTCTCAGGTATTGAATCTAATGTTTCTTCTCCTTTTACAGGGACAGGCTGCCCAGTCTGTGGGTCCTGTTCTAAATGATATACCTTACCTACCTGCTCTGCTATCTGCATATACTGATTAACATTTTGTTTTTCTGTAAGTATCTGCTGATCTTTAGCTGTAGTAAGGATAACTGCTGGTTCTTCACGATATTCAGCATATTGAGGATCATTAATAATAATCTCTCTATTCTCAAAGGGATCGAATATCTTATAATAAGGAGTTTTAACCTTTGTATATCTTTCAAATACTTCCAGTTCACGTTCATCGTCTACATTTAATAATGATTGTTTTCTGGATTGCGGCACAACTTCTTCATCGAATAATCCAAATCTATTCTCATCATAGTCACTTATATGACTTGTTTCCTGAGATGCTCGTATTGTTTCCTCAAATTCAGGATACATCTCAATTAACTCTTTCTCTGTCATACGCTTTGCTACTACAATATTAGAAGCATCCCTGCAGAATGGATCTTCTGCATCAGGGTCAATATAGACAGATAGAGGGTCAATAGACTTGACCATTACTTCACCTCTACCAAAATCAGCATCAGGTTTGATATAGGATATCATAACACCCATACCTTTTACATAATAATCATCGATGCAGCGTTTCAATTCTGCATTGCCTACTGAGATATCCCAGATATAAGCCATTAGATCAGAGAAGATTCTACCTACTTTAGTATCAGAAGTATCCCTGCCAGTTGATTGAAACTTAGGTGCATTAGAAGTCAGCATTGCTTTTGCCTGTTCTACTGCTGGATGGATCACATTAACAACTAAAGGCTCCTGTGCCCGTGCACGAAGAGCATTTACCTGTTCTTTTTTCCATTGTTTACCGGAGCGAAACTCTGAATCTTCTATAGCTTGTCTAGACCATAGCTTACGAGCAGAGCTATAGTCACTAAACAAATCTTGAGTATATTGAGTCTCAGGATGTTTTTGAGGCATGTGGTCCTATCATATATATAATTATTCTTTATAATTTAAATAAACTTCAAGCTGTCATCCAGTCAAATTGTTCATTTTTTGTAAAATGCTGTGTTTTTTTCTCATTCTCATCTTTTATCTTATGAAATGGAGCATATATTTTTTTCATAGCATAATACATTCCATCTAAGAGGTCATCATGCTTTGCTCGTGGATATAATAGCATCTCATCCTTTATTTCAAGCATATCTTTCTGAATATATACTTTTTTCTGGGCAAAATAGGGTTCGAGTGTTTCTAAGCGTGATGATTTGCTGTTTCTGGGGTTTTCACGTATCTCTAAACCTGATATGAAGAGATTTTCCTCATCACATCGCTGCTTTACATACTCTCTGAGCATCTCCTGATAGCCAACAGACTCAATACGTACTTTTACAGGTTTATATATTTTAAAGTACTCGATAATATGATCTGCGAGGTTCATGGGGGTTGCACGTTTACGATAGTAAGGCAAGAGGAATCGATTGTTGTCGTTATCAATAGCAACTGCAACTATTGTTGAATAGTCAGCAGTACTTTTGGTAGACGATGCGGGATCAACCCCCATAAACACATTTACTGGCACGGTTTCTTCTACATCCTTGCCATTTCTTTTTGTTATCTTCAGATATGCTTCATCATCTTCATCATGATGCAGCTTACCTTTGTAATACTGAAAATAACTTTCTTTGAACAGCTGGTCCTCATCTCCAATGATCTGACACAGATATTCCCTGTAAAACACAGATACCCTGTTAATGGATTCTAATTCTTCTTTCTTTTTCTGTAGTTTTTTAATAGAGTGCCACTCTTCCCATAGAGATATCTTCTTATTCAGGTCTGGTGCAAAATGAAGATTCTGCCAGCCTTTCATCTCTTTCAGCGTTTCGACCATACATCTTTGATGTTGAGGAGTACCTATAATAACTATCCTGCCGCACTTAGGGTCTAGGGATGGGAGAGCAGACTGCAGCAGCCATCTCAGATTTACTTCCATTGCTTCTGCTGTCTTAGTATTATTCTCATCTTCTGGGTCGTCTACAATAATCATTGTGGGTCGCTGATTCCCTTTTTTTATACCTCTTAACTGCTGTCCTGTACCTTTACAGATGATCATAGAGCCATCTTTCAGCTCAATCTCTGATTTAGACCATTGTCTGGCTGAATGTTGTCCCCAATATCCGAATAATGACCTGAAATTAGAGGAAAAATCAAGGGTATCCTTAATTGTACCTAATAATTTAATAGCATGATCCTGTGTTCTGGACACCAGTACTATAAGTTTCTGCCCCTCATGAAACATGAGATGGTACAGAGGAAAAACACCACCCACGATGGAAGATTTGGCATGACCACGAGGGGCTACAATATTTATCTGAGAATGATTCCTATCTAATAGCGTATCTGCTATTTCATAATGAAATGCTGGCGAAGGTGCTGAGAACATATTCGGCATTGTTACCTTACCAAACAGCACCAGATTGCTTTTCAGCTTTACTTTTATATCATCCGGCTGGTTCATCTTCTTCTATCTTACGTGACATCTTTAATGATTTCTCCTCATTCGCTATCAGGTCGCCAATATTACTAGCAACATCCAGCTGCAGCGTATCGGTTGTAATCCTTTTATTAGGCTTCATCTCTAATAAGTCCATAAAAGAGTCTGATATTTTAATCATATTAGTTACATCCTGCTTATTACGAGCAATATGTAATCCTTCCAGCATTGTATCTAATACCGATGAACTGTTTATCCCCTTTTCAGATAAAACTTCCCTGAGTTTCTTCTCTACCATCTTTTTTATTACCTCCTGTTTAAGGACCCTGCGAACTGTTGCTGCAGGCTTCTGTTGATCTGGGCGGTATATGTACCCTAGTTGTTTATAATCAACCTGCTTAGTAGAAGTTAATTGTCCTACATAAGCAGATACAAGGTTCTTAGTCCGTGTTTTCTTAGCTTCACGCTCTGCCCATCCCATAGGATTAGCCTGCGTGTAAACACCATGTGACCTGTTAATAAGATATTCTATCTTGTTGGTATTTCCCGCCCAGTTTGCACCATAGGAAAGTTTAATGAACGTCTTAACCCGACCTTTTTTGTCGGTATAAGTCTTCCTGCCAATACACTTTCCCACATACCCATCATCGGAAAGAGCATAATCCCCTATGTCTGCCTCTTTCCAATGCAGATATGTTATATTTAATTTATCTGCTTCTTCAGTTGTATAGACTTTATACACCTGATTCCTTTTGTTTACTTTCCTTTTTAAAGTATCCATCCCTACTTACCTTCTAGTACTTACTCAAAGTACTTACCTTCTAGTACTAACCTTCTAGTACTAGAAGTAATATATACTTACTCGTATATATTACTTAGTGTTAATCCCTACTCTCCCAAGTCTTGGGGTCATTTAAATATTGTTCTATAATAGCATTTACTACATTTAACTCGGCATCCAAGATCTCCTTCTCCTCATCTAATCTTCTCATCTCATCAAGAAAATCGTCTTCACTCACTAGCTTCTCTTCCCACGATCCATTTATTCCGTTGAAAATATCATATGTTAGCTTCTTTGACATAGCCTAATATAAGAGAGTTTCAATTAAAAAAATATATCTAGAGTGCGTGTGTGAGGGATAGAGTATACCCACCCCCCGTTAATTACGGTTAGGGGTTGGATATTACGTTGAGTTGAATCGGGGGTTGGGTTAGATGTGCTCGTACCTCGCTCAGTACTTCTCACCCACCCTAGCTTAGTCTGGCATGCCCTATGCTCGCAGAGCGATCATACCCCATGCACAGTAAGCTTACACCACCTATATCACTCACCTCCCATGTACGTACACACGCATAGTACTTATACTAATCCATACTCATACCACAGAGTAGCTTACCCTTTTGTATGGTACGAACGTACCTTCTTAACTCCTGTTAAGATCAAGTGCAAGAGATGCACTTGGTATGGTAGAGACCACCGACTAAAGGGCAAACCCCTCTTCTCACTGGTGTCATCCGTGAATACTGATAGTACTCGCCTATCAGTTGAATATTCCATACAACTAGATGAGTAGTGCAAGGGTCGCTCCCTTGTACTTTTTTTACACCT